TTTGCAAGTGGCCCTAACCGGCCTATCAGCCGTCATCTCGACATCTATCTCCATGCCATCAAATTGCGGGTGATTGTTAGCGATTGCGAGGTAGCCGTTGATACCGGTCATTGCGTGCAGTTTGCCGTTGGTTTTAATTGCCCACACCTCTTTTTTGAACGGGTTTAGCCCGCTAGATTTGCAGATCTCTGCAAATAATTGAAACTCTGAATCTGTTAGATCTCGAGCTACAGTATTGCGGAGCGTCGCGATCATTTTTGGATCTCGATAATCTATTAATTGCGTGTCCATATTTTGTCCTCTATTGTTAATGTTGTTAATGTTGTTAATGTTGTTAATGTTGTTACTCGCCATCGAAATTACCCTCCGGTACACACGAGCTGCAGTGCCCATGCCCTACTGCTACTCCCGAGTGATCTGTGTGGTGGTATAGCCCCCCACACGCCGCACAGCGGAACCAATCACTCCCGTATATCTCTACCACCCGGTCCTCTAGGTCTCGTAGTTGCCGCAGGGTTGCGTGATATCTAACGATGAGCCTCTGAGTAGCCGGAGTAGCCTCCTCACTAACACGCGCGGCCCTTGGCTCTCCTAATAGGTCGAATATTTCGCCGGAGTTTATTATGTCAGCTAGGTATCTCATTTTGGTTGCCTCGAAACTTAGGTTGTGTTATGTTATGTTATAGCCGGACAGCACCGGCGTTGTCAACTATAATTTACCAATTAATTGTGCCACTGGAGGACCATGCAACTAGTTAAGATCATTAGAGAAAGTCTCGGGCTGAACTCGACAGGAATGTCCATCGCGATGCAAAAGAACAACCTCCCCGCGTACATAAAATTAGAGAGGACTAACACAAAAATTACCACGGTGGATCTCATACGATTGCAGGATATCTCCGGCCTGGCACCGTCAGATTTTTGGGACCTGCTCGTGGCCGCCTCAGAGGAAAAAAAAACCACCAAGAAATCACGGTTAGGGGTTTCGGCCCGCCCCAAATCCAGGTAATTAATTATCATGGCTATTCTCTTGCTGTTGCTCCTTCTCGGTTTAGTTTTTTATTTTTCTAGGATTTTTTTTATGACAAGCTATCTACAAGTATCCGCCAGTCTCACAGAGGCGAGGTTCGCGATCGCAGAAATTGACGGCAAGATTGACGGGATACTGGCTCTTATTGCCACCCTTCGCGCCGAGATCGTTGCCGGTGGACCAGTATCGCAGGAGCAGTTAGATCTCCTCGGCGTAGAGGTGCTATCTGTTCGTGACGGTGCCGCCGCAATATCCGCAAAGCTAACCGAGATCGTTTAATTATTTGAGCGCATCTCCATCTAGGGATGCGCTCATGTGATCCGAAATGTATTTTTTGGGTACATGGCCTGCATCAATTTCCACTTCAAATTAAATAGCGGCGTTCTGATCCCCTTTACGTCCTCAATTACCGGGAATAGCGGTAATTCGCAGTAGGTGAAATCTGCAATATAAATACAGATTTTTTTTCCTTCCACTACGATTGGAAATTTTACCTGCAGTTGCAGGTTAGAAATTTTTCCCGCCTTGAGGAGTAACTTGAGATCGCTGTACCGCGCTCCCTCTTTTCGTGACGCAAAGATAATTCCATCTATCTCGATTTTTTTTGCGCCGTATTTATTTCTCTTCTTCCACATTTTTTTTGGGTGGAAGGCTCTAAAAAAACCTTATAAAAAAATCATGAGGTCCAAACGGTTTAACAATGTACTTTCCACATTGCTTAAAAAACCATCACCAAAATAATAGGAGAGCACAGAGGTTACAGAATACGCCTCGTTTTGCCTTGGGGGAGGCGGTAGGATACAGGCTATTTCTGGTGCTGCTCTGCACTCTCCTTAAAAACCTTTTTTTTAGAGTCTTTCCGCTTACAAGAATACCACAGTTGTAATTACGGGACAGTTTTAAATTGCACCGGTGCGGTTGGGACTTTTGCTTTTACCTCGTATGAAACTTCCGAAGATTTCGCGCTCTCTCCCGCCTCATTGTAGGCAGTCACAACGGCAAAATATTTCCCGATTAGCGGCTCTATCACACTAGATGTTGGCGTGGCGGATGTCGTTACCGTTTTAACCGGAGCCGCATACACGCCACTAGTTTTTGATGTATATAATTTATATCCGATCAACCCAACAACCGGCTGACCGTCAACGCCAGTTGTTACCGCATCCCACACAAACGTAATTGTATCAGCGTACGTGCGGAGTGGCGCTAGGAGTAGCAGAGCAAGTAAGATTTTTTTCATAAATTCCTTTTCCTTTTATTGTAACTTTATCTGTTTTTACACTCTCGATGTTTTTATTATTAATAGATGCAATCTGCACATAGAAACAATCATTGTCCCCAACTAAAAACGGCCATTTAACCACGGTCTGATTTATTGCAAGAATCGGAAACACACTATAGGCGGAATTTTTGCGAGGATTATCAGAGGTAATGTAAATAGCGTACCCCTTGAGATCTGTCAGAGGAGATCCGTCAGTATTTATTAATGGGCGCTTCCACTCCGTCCATACTACCTCACCCCTCACCATGCCCATGCAACAACACGCCGCGATTGCGATAAGTATTTTGCTCATTTTAAAATGGGGGGTTTCCCCTCGCTAGTATGCGCAACTCCATGACGTACGATTCTAATTTTTGTACTCTCGCCTCCAAACTCGACTCTCTCTTTTTCGCGGCTCTTAAATTTCGCACTGTAAGATCTTGAGAGTTCTTTTTCTTTATCTTTTTTGTTGTCATAAAGTTATCGCCATCTTAGTTAACAAAAACGCCAACGATCCGAGCACTAACAGGCACGCAAAAAAACAACACACGATTAACGCCTGAACGTAGTTTTTCTTCGTTACCACTTTCTTAGACATTTTTTGATCCTCTCGCTTGTTTGGTTGGAGTATCGGATTTTCTTCATCCTTTCAGTCCGCGCTAATGCATCGGCGTGCATGAGAGTGTTCGAGTCCTCGTGCTCTCCGCCCACGATGTGCCCCAGCTCGTGTAAAAACGCGACAAGAGAGTGCTCGAATCGCGGCGCTCCGTAGTTATTAAACATCTCGGCGGTTGAGTACGCAGTGCCGTTTTTTTTGCACACGCCCTCTGAGTATCCCGCCATCCAGTATAGGCCGCCGTCCTCAAACGGTGGAGTGATTGCGTAATTAACATCCGCGCCCACACCGCGCCGCTTAAACCATCCGTCCCACAGCCGCAAAAGTCGGAGTCTTTTAGATAGTTTTTTTTGCTCCTCGGGAAATGGATTAGAGATTACCCGGTATTTTTTTAATACGAGAGGCTCTCCCATCTGCAGCGTAACTTGCATATTCGCGGCATTAAATAAACTATCTGCCTCCTCTCTTGTTAGGCTATTAGGTCCCTGTGCTACGACAAGGTTTACAGAGATCTCCGCGCGCGCACTGTTAATAAAAAAGAACGCCGCTACTAATAGTGCGAATAGTCTCATAGTCGTCGCTGCCGTTTTACACTCGGGCCGGTTGAGCTTAAGTACGTGCCGAGTATTGCGATCACGCCGCTGATAATCTGCGGGTGACTCTCGAGGAGAGTGTCCCAATCCACATTATACGCAAGCCCTCCGAGAGCTAAGATCGCGCCTAGTATAGTTTTGATTTTCTTCTGACTGAAGTTTGCCATAATATTAACGCTCCGCTAATCGTATGTACGCATGTATAGCGTCGATGCTACCGATTGCCCCCACGAGCACGCCAAACATGATCATAACCAATTTAATCGGGACTGACCGATCCCATAATCCGATCTCGTTTGTTAAGTGCACAACAGCCGCCGATAATTCTCGTGTCACTTTAGTCTGGTCTCGTATCGCAGTTGCAAGTTCCGCCTCGATCGTAGCCAAGGCCCCTTCGACTTTTGAAAAACGGAGGTGATATTTCGATCTATGCTCCCCTCCGTTTTCCTTTGTTTCCACTAGATTGTGCCCGGAGTGTATACGATAATAAAAATGTTAAAATTAACGGCAGAGAGCGCAACATCTACAAGTAATCCAAACCCGGTATCAGTCTCTAGGTATCCACTATCTACTACCGGCATAATATCCACAGGGGCGGTATTTAGCGGTGCCCAATTTGGCCCGCCGATTGTAACGAGTGTCCCGCTTTTTAGTGTCCACGATCCGAGTGCGGCCGTATTACTGTGCGCTCTCCATCCCATGACGCGGATGCGCTGAGTAGCGACAGCTGCATATACTACCTGATTAACGCCTACCGCTGCCGCAAACGGCACGCTAATCAGTTGAGATACTCCGCCTTTAGTCTCAAACTTGCGTACTGGATCAACGGTGTAACTCTCCACGCTAATCTACTAAAATATACGTAACCCTAACGCCCGTGGTGTTAGTGCCTACAGTTGCGGATAATCCCTCGTTAACCACCGTTTGAAACAGCCCGTTATTATCTGACTCGCCAAATCCGCCGTTCGCGGCTAGCGATATCAGTTGAGAGATTGCAGCGCCCGCGCCCGCAGGTTTTGAATTAAACGTAATCGATGCAACACCAGCCGCTGACCCGTTAACTGCGTAACTAAGCACCCTAATACGACTCCCCGCGACTGCCGCGATTACTACGCCGTCAGTGCCTACCCCTACGCCCGCTCTCGCATATAACTCTGCCGTATACGCGCCGTCGTAGCCGAGTGTGCCCGTGCCCTTCCGTTTGTGCGCCTGCGATTGCCGCCGAAACGGCTGTACTGGATTTGTCATATTTTTATTCCTAAACTTTTATCCCTAGTCTCTCATATTTTGTAACATAGTCAGCGGTTTCCTCCAGCCCCATTTCTCGTAGGGCCGCCTGCACATCCGGCCACTCTCTTGACCCCGCCATTTTTATTGCTTGATTAACCCGTCGCCTCCCCGCGTTATATGACGCTAGTGCTAGGGGTAACGACCCTAGTGCCTCATACTCGTCAGTTATTAACTCCCACGCTCCGGCTCTGTCATCTGTCTCATCGTTATCTGTTGGATCTACACTATAGGCACGGGCCGTGGCGGGCATAAATTGGTACGCGCCTCGAGCACCCGCGCGAGAGGTTAGGAATTTCCCATCCGACGATTCCACCTTTCTTACCGCGTCTAATATTTCATCTTTCATCGTCGAGAGTTTTGCTACTTCTTCCGGAGCTTCTTCCATTTTTTGACTCCCCTCTTGTTTGAACATCTCCGAGATTGCGGTGCCCTGATCTCGAGGACCAATGCCTAGTTGGTCCTTCGCAATTACCCCAGCCCCCCTTACGGCTGACGCTCTCGCGCCGCCCAAGACCGCCTTGCCTAATTGCGCCGTAAACTCCGATGGTTTCGCGGCCTCCAATGCCTCCATTGCAGCTCTCGGATCTCTTAGTGCCTCGGTGAGTAGCGCGTCAAATTTATTAGATGCGCGCCGCGCCGACCCGCCAATAACCTTACCCGTCGCCACCCCGCCTACTCCGCCGATGACAGCGTTCTTAATTTTTTCCGGCAAGGTGTCCCCGGTATTCCACCCCACAGTCGCCCCAGCTAGTGCGAGGGGGGCCGTGTTATATTTTGACAGTAGGGGCGCTAATCCTTTTTCGAGGGTTAACACTTCTTGAGCTTTCCCTCGCGGGTTAGTAGCAGACCCGGCGATTGTAGAGCTTCTCGTTTTTCCTAACTCTGACGCGATGTCGTCAAGGTTTTTCTCGACGCTCGTCATCTCATCGGCGGAAAACGCTAACTTCCATTGTTCTTTTTTGCGCTCAATGATCTCGGCCCATCGCCACTGCGCCGCACCATCTAACTCGCCCTTTAGCGCCTGTTGATATATCGGCCTAACATCCTCGCCCCCCGCCACTGCCGCATTAATATGCGCGGACATTTTATCTGGACTCCTAAGTCCCTCCATTAGTAGCGCGGTATTATCCAGATCTTTGCCTTCCAGCGCTAACGCTTGAGTGCCTTTTGTCCCGCCCTCTTTTGCGGAGAACGTCGCTATTTTAAATTTAGTCGCTCTCCTCGCGCTCTCCCAAGTTTCCACCGCCGCTTCTGGCAAAACGCCAGCCTCCGCATTCGCGTCCACTATTTTAGATAAGTATTTTTCCAGCTCTTTTGTTAATTTATTTGTTACTCGATCCTCTGCCGTCGCTACGCTCTTTGTATCTCGCCCTAACTCCAACACTCGAGATCTCAGATCTTGTATCTGCGCCATGGTGGCAACGCCCTTATTTCTTGCGCTCTTTACGGTTTTTAATATTGCGGCAGCCTCTCCGGGTAATGGGAGACTCCCGTCATAGGTTAAGCGATTAACAACGTTTGCTAGATCCGCATTTAGCTCCGGGATATCGGAGATCACTTGCTCTTTGCCACTAAATCCACCCCACGCGGCAGTCTCTAATTTTTTAATTTCATCTGCTGATTTGGTTATCGCTTGCTCGAGTAGTTTTGATGTCTCGTAGCTCGTCTCTTTTGGACTGTAATTACTGAGCACATTGCCTGCTCTTATCTCCGCCCGCTCGGCCCGCAGCCCTGGAAAGATACTGCTCGGATCTTGCGCCGTTAGTGCATCCTCCGCTCGAGCAAGCCCACGATCTCCCGCGATCTCCGCCGTAGTTTTTAGGGAGTCGAGCCGTGTTTTAGGACCTACGATCTCGTTTATCTTTGATAGATTTTTTTCGAGCGCTGGCACGTCGCTACTTACCGCGCCTAAAGCTCTCCCTACTGCGGATGTGGCGCTACCAGTGCCAAATATTTTCTCAATGCCTGGTACGTGAGAGATAGTAGGCCCCAGTTGTTTCCCCAGCGCTTTTACTATTTGTAATTTCGCAATTGCCCCGGGAGTGATCCCCGCAAATATAGATCCGATAGCGGCCCCCGCCTCTGGATGTCCTACGGATTCTCCGAGTTTCCGGCCGCCGTATGCGCCCGTGCCGCCTAAAACTCCGCTTGCTATCATAGCCGCTGGCCCAAACGGTGCAGCCGCTGTGGCATTCTCGGCAACGTCGGACAAGTATATCCCCGGCTCGGTGCGTGCCCGCTCTGGCCCGTATAGATACGCTGACTCTAATCCCTGTTTTATTTTCTCCCCTAATGACTGCTCCGGGAGTTGATTAAACTTATTGTCGTTTAAGCCAAACAAGCGCGCTCCGCCCAGCTCGTACGGACTAAGATTAAGTTTAGCCGTCTCATAGAGATCTGCCAGGCCAGCAACTCCGTCCACTGTGCGATTACCAACAGCCAAAAAATCATTCCCGAGATCTGACATCTGATAACCCAGAGGAGTCTCCGCTACCTCATCCTCGGTTGTAACCTCAAATACTCCCTCTGTTGTAGTGACCTCGTAGGTGCCCATATTATTTGATTTTTTTTACAGAAATAATCTTGCCAGGGATCCCGCTAAAATCGGGAGCTACTGCCTGACTACTCTCGGGCGGCGGACCCGAGATCTTAGCCGGAGGGTTGAGGTAGGCCTTATAATACGATGTAATATCGTCAGGTCTTACTCCTCTCGCGGATGCAATCTCTCCGTAATTACTAAGGATGCCCTGTATACTCTCCCGCCTCGTATCATAGTGCCTAGTGGCAAGCGCCATGAGGCCCGCTCTATCCAATGCGGTGCCGCCCTTAAGTGCCTTATTGATAGTCCCGAGCGTCGAGGCGAGCATGGACTGACTCTCCACGATCATCTGCCCCTCGCTCTCTCTCACCGTGGATTCAGGATCTATCACTTTCGCAATGCCGAAAATGAAGTCTAGGTCTGAGGTGGCGGACTTATCTAGCATCGCCTTTTGCAAGACCTGATATTTAGTTCGTACCTCGCCAAATTCCGCAAAATCTTTCCCGTGGATTCTTTGCAACTGCGCGCGAATATCATCTCCAGTTTTGCGCTCTGGACTATCAGGATCTCCTACTCCCGATAATTTGTAAGCCTCGTTTTTTCCTAAGATTTGTCCTCTCGCCTGAGCCTGCGCCTCTTCTCCCGAGTAAAATAAATCTAGCGCTCGCTTTTCCATTGCCTCGGTGCGCTTATTTGCGGTAGCCGCGTTTCTGATCGCCTGGTTGGTTTTAAAAACATTAAACGCCTCTTCATCTACTCCCTCTGGTGCTGCAGTATTTAACGGATCCGCCGTTAACTGTGGCAATACCTGCGCTAATCTATCTATTTGTGCCGCTTCGCTCCTCTGACCAAGCCCATTGAGGAGTGCTCCCAAAAATGCTTGCCCGCCCGTTACCGCAAGCGTTTGCGTTGGCGACCACGTCGACGTGTTAAACCTAGATCCAAGTATTGGAGCCGCTGCCATTCTCCACGGATCGTTTTGCGCGATGGTGCTCCTAAACTGAGAGAGATCATTTAGATCCGCGCCTCCGTTTATCCCCGCCATCAACGCCGTTAGTGTTTCTTGATTTCCCATAATTTTTTATCCTGGTGCGATTCCGCCGATTAACGGGCTGTTATCTTCTGGTGGTGGTGGAGTCCCTGAGCCTCTTTGTCGCGCCGCCTCCTTCGCGGCCTGTATTTGTTTTAGCTTAACCGCGACATCTTTATCTATTCCGTATTTGGTTAGCTCTGCATCCGTGAGTCCGAAAATCCCCTGATAAAATGCATCATTCGCGGTTTTTCCCGCGCCGACTAAAGTCGAGAAGGAATTATCTCCGCCGATAATAGATTGCTGCCTTGCTTGACTGTCCATGTCTCCATATCGAGTTTGCAACTGCGCCATTGTTTTGCCGTACAGGCTATTCGGACTTGGATCAAACGGGATGCCTCGATCCGCCAAGTCCTGCTCGGTGTCCGTAATTTCCTGCTGTTTGTTTCGCGCAAAATCTCTCGATAGGTATGCATAATTAGCGTCCCGGACTTTCCCAATCTCTCCTATTAGATCTTCCGCGCTCGGAATTTTTGGAGCCGCGTTAAATAATGCGTTAGGATCTTCAAACGCGCCGCTCCTCTTGCCGTGAAACTCTCCGAGACCAGGATCAAATGCCGGAGTTGGTGGCGGACTTGATGGACCCGGTGCTGGATCTGTTGGTGCCCCCTTTGATGGATCGTACGGTTCATTGCCATCTGACCCGCCCGATGCTATCGCCTGTTTTCTGAGCTTCTCCGCGAGCGCTCTCCCCTTGGTCCCGTAAGCGCCGTTGTCCTCCGCTACAGATCTTACTCTCTCCACCTGCTTAGGGGTAAGACCCGTTACGTCAATTTTCGTCCCGTATTTTGTAGTGATCGTTTTTCTTTTTGCGGGCGGCTCTGGTGTTGGAGTTGGTGCTGGATTTGGATTTTCCGGAGGCCCTGATGCCGGAGGTCCCGATGCTGGATTCCCCGACTGCGATGTGTCTGATACCAGATCGCCCGATGGCGTGGTGCCACCTCCTCCTCCCGGAGGAGCGCTATTATTTGACCCTCTCGATGATAGGGATTGTTTCCTTAGCGTTTCTGCAAGCGCCGCCCCCTTAGCTCCGTAAGCGCCGTTATCCTCCGCAATAGATCTAACTCGCGCCACCTGTTGGGGAGAGAGACCCGTTACGTCAATTTTCGTCCCGTATTTTGTAGTGATCGTTTTTGCCATAAGTTATGAAGGTCTCCTGCCGTTATCAAGCCAAATGTTCGTGCCGTAAATATTAAGTCCTACCGTCCTGTCCTCGCCGGAGGTTCCGGATATTTTGTACTGGATAATAGACCCCTCGATGCCGATATTTATAAACGGCTTTTGTAGGCTTGTGGTTGGGCCAACCGGTAGAGTTTGCGCTACCGTTTCTTCCGCGCCTAAATCTTTTATAAATTTATAGGATGTCTCCTCATACATATCGGTCTCGAGGATAACGTCCATCCCTGCCGCTTTTTGTAGGTAAGGACTACTCGATCCAATCGGTGCTGAGATTATCTCGTAGCTAACTCCAAGGAGGTTTAGGTACGGCAGCGGTGCCTCTGCAAACGTATCAAGGGGAGTATAAAATACCGCCCCCTCCTTAACCGAGAGCGTAACCGTTAGCGGATCCGATAGTAGTGTTACTGGTAGTAATCCGTACGGCCCCTCCCACATAGTCATGTCGCACCGGCTCCTATTAGCGGAGGCATCATCAACGTTATATAGCGGCCTCTTGTGCAGATACCAAGCATTCACCAGCACGTCAAAAATAAAATATAAACACGTAGTCTCATCCGAGACAGCAGCGTTTAAATATCTAAACAGGATTATTACTCGATTTTTTGAGGTGTCATAAACGCCGGAGATAAGATTGAGTGCAGTGTTGTCGTTAATTTTGTAACCAAACTCTCTTATCCATGTCCCTATGCTCTCCGTCCAAACATTTTTGATGCTCTCGTTAAATAGTCTACTGGTCCCGATTTGGGAGCCACGGACAAACAAGTCCCGAAGAGAATAAACCCCGCCAATGGCGAAGATCAAAACATCGCCCTCAAAATCTAGTAGAGATGTGTGGCTAATCGGAGGACTTATCTGTGCCCTGTTTATTAGCGCCCAAGAATTAGAGTCTGGATACGTGCCCGAATAAAATAAAACCTCGCCCGTTGTCGTAATAAACGCCAAGATATTTTGATTTTGCGTAACATTTGAAATGCTGAAGTTGGCAATAATTGCGAGCTTGCCGCCCTTTTGCAACACGCCGCCAAGATCAACCTCTGCTAGCGCGCCACCGATTGCACTAACCGCCGAGTACCGGTAAGCGGCGGACTGGTACTGCACGAAATAAATACGGTTTTTATAGACCGTCCCCGTCATTAGGTTTGTGTTGGGTACCCATGCGGCGACACCGTACGCTGCGCCGTTATAAGAGTAGACATTAGTCTTGGTTAAAAAAAACGTATATGACTTAAATGTGAGATGACTCAGAGGAGAGGGATCACCTACTATTACTGGCCCCGTATACGCAACGCCGGGAGTTAGGTAATTGTAGATCCTAAATTGATTCGCGGCGGTTGTGCCCAACACCAATAACAGAGCATCCACAGCTACGACCATAGTACACTCATCAAATCCAGTAGTGGTGGATGTTGCGTATGATAGATTGTGATCTCCGTAGCGCACGCTAACGCCGCCCTCGGTCACGTTGCAATTAATTAATGACTCGCACTGAGGGGACCGGATAGAGATCTTGGGAGTCCTATCATTCATGCCGCCATATGGTGGAGGTAGCGCAAGGGGTTCCACTATTTTTTGAGCCTCTTCGCTAACAATTTTCCCAATCTCTCCGTCTCGAGTCTCTGCCCATCGAGACCAACGCCAGGGGATAGAGTTTTGGATCTCATTGGTTGCTCCATAACTATTGGAGCCGGAGCGACTCTCCCGATTAAATTCTGCGGAGGCTCTATCCTCCCAATTAATGATTGTTTATCTTTTGGATTCGGCAACCCCGCGCCGTCTGCAAACGCGCCGCTCGATGTTGTGGGAGCAGCACGACCAAGAGTTTTATCAAAAACATCATTCGCCTTAATCGGATCGGTAATAATAACCTCACCCTTGGTCGAGTCGTATAGGCCCGCATCGATAAGCCCTTGCGTTACTTTCTTTTTCTCCAGAAACGTTAACGTCAACCAGTCGCGCGTTGTCCCCGCCCCGAATGCATTGAGGTTACCGTACACTCCAGTTAGATCATCGGCCTGTAGGCCAGCTTTTTTATACTCTTCAAAAGTTTTGTATTTGCCTGCGAACGGCATATCCTTATTTGCTTCTTGGTACCGCATGCTCTTAACATAATTAGCCCACGCCTCATTCGTAGGCGCAGACTCTAATAATTTTTGCGTATGTTCTTGCTGTAACTGCCTCGTAGTTTGGTGTACGAGGTTAACGCCACTAAGCTTTAGGCCAGCTAATATTGGAGCCGTTGCTACTAACGCGGCGTGATTTTTCCAGCCGCTCCCCTGTAATCCGTAGCCGAGAACATTACCTATTAACCCTCCGGCCGCCGCCCCGAGTGGCCCTGCTATTAGGCCGCCTGCTCCTGCTCCCATAGTAGTTAGGCCACTGCGTAAACCCTCTCCGCCGCTCTCCCATCCTCTTTGTGTGTCATAGGCCCCCTTAGCAGTTGTTGCTATCCCGACCGCTGTACCGAGACCCTCGCCCGCAGAGGTAGCGGATGCGTTTGTAGTGTTACCCGCCGCGAGTTCTGCCGTTCCCCTCGTGACTCCCAAGATTTCTGGAGCGGCAAGAGCCGCCGATCCGCCCTGAGCACCGGCTTGCGCCGCTAATTGAGTACCGCCTTGCGCCGCTAATTGCGCTCCGCCCTGAGTAGCCGCACTAGTAGGCCCTAGTGCATTAATCGCGTAATTCGCGCCTACCGTCCCGAGTACCGGCCCGGCAACAGCCGCCACTTGTCCCGTAGGAGAGTTAGCATTTTCTATCATTTTTTCTGTGCGAGCTTTTTCCTCCCAGGTCGCTTTTGGGTTTTGCCATAAAACCGCCCGCCCTTTTTGTTGAGACAAAAACGGATCGTATACGTACGCCGTGCCGGGTACTACGTAATAGACAGCGCCGGATGGTGCGGTTAGCATCTCCCAACTCTGATAGTTTGCGTAATTAATTGCGCCTAAATTCACTTCCATTTTTTTATACGCTCCATGATCCCTCTGGTGCTAACGGCCACAGCCCGAGAGCATCGTTTAAGTCTCTCGCTACATTTATCCGCACTGGCCCGTTAAACCTGGCGAACGCGCTCTTACACTGCGCCTCCCAATCTGATCTCTCTTGCTGATAATCTAGCCCCTTAGATCTTAGGTATGACCATCTCATACCCTCGATCATAAGATCCTCGTCAAAAAGTATTTGATCGCCGTCGTTTAATTTTGCGTTGGCCGCTTGGCATGGGTAGTCCTCCGTGTACACTGTCCACGTAACCGTGCCGTCTGTCTGTGTGCCAGTTGCTACGCTCGGCCTAGTTGTGCCGCTCGTGCCCGCCGTTGTTACAATGTAAACGTAACCGTTGCCCGCTCTAACATCTCCTAATGAGTACGCAGTGGATGCTACCCAATCACGCGGCCACACCCAATTACAAGATACGTAACCCAAAAAAAGCTCATCCGTATTGTTAACCCCGGCAGGCTCAATTTGAAACCATCCGCGAGATCTCTTAGAGTACGGTGCAGTGGAGTATAGATATTGAGTAGGCCCTATCAGCCTATACCCCTTACGAGTTTGGAGGGAAACTATTGCGAACTCGCTAAAGGTAAACGCCGCATCTGATAGCGGTCCCATCATCGGCCAGTTATTACCGACATCCCATTGAGATGATTCTAGGATGCGGTAAAAGTCACCTGGTAGTTGATAATTGCGAACGCCCACGGCAGTGTTAAATTTGTATCCGCGCTTTAGCTGCGGCCATTGATACGGTCGATTGCGGAGATTGTCGCCCACGAATTGGAGGAGTGATAGATACTGCTGCTGTGCGGGTTGAGAGATTCCTACGAACGAGCTAGGGGCCGGTACATTTATTCTGTGACAAAAATTTTGTAAGATCTCTTTGATCGTTGACACATCGGACCCGCCAAAATAAACCAATCTCTGATCACTACTTGACTGTTAACGCTTGCGCATCAAGTTTTGCCTTAGCCTCTGCCGTAGTTGGTAAGATCTCTAGCTGTTGCAAGTTAGCCACATACTCCGTAATCGCTGTAATTACTGCCGAGTGTGTGGCTATCGCCGCGTCTACCTCATTCTGTTTTCCTGCGGCGCTACAGCCGCAAAGCAACAAAACAAAAAGTAATCTTCTCATTTTTCAGCTCACAGAAATCATTGCCCAGTTATATGTAGAGGTCTCTCCGACAGCGCTACATTTTGCGGAGAAACTCACTCCCGCAGAAATTGCGGAAACGAATGGTGCTCCTACTCCAGCGGAGCCAGAGATCGTGGCCGGGGCGAATACGATAGTCATGCCTGTTACGGATGCCGCAGTAGTTGCGACCACTACGCCGGTAGTACCATTACACGTAAATGTGCCCGCCGTTGCCGCCGCGCCGCCGCCTTTTACTGTGATTTTTTTCCCCGCAACTGCGAGAGTTAAGTTACCGCCGCTCGTGCTATCACTCACAAGATCGCCGCTCGCCTTTACGGTCCAGCGAGTAAGCGGAGTGTCTGAGCCGTCTGGCGTAGTCTGTAACCGTATTGCTCCGGGCATATCCGACACGCCGGGAGTCCCATCGACAAACCCTTCAATTTGCGCGCCCTGAGTAAATCCGGAACCGTCAGATCCAATAAACCGGAGTGTCCCAATCGCATCACCGTCAGTTAGTATTGTGTAGCTAGTTGGTCCCGCTCCTCGAGTCTTGTAGTAGGTGGTTGCCGCCCCTTGTACATCGGCTCCGTACCGGAGGAGCACAGCGCTGTAGCTCCACACCTGACTCCACAACAGATCTTGCGATCCTATATCGTAGGTATTATTTGCCGCCGGGAGAATATCAGAAGAGTAAACTCCAATCTGCGGAAAAGTCGCGCATAATTTTCTTGCCTGCGCAGCTGGGAATGTGCCGGTAAGAAGTGTGCCGCACGCATCCGCATAGGCGGAGGATGAGAGTAGCGCCGATGCCAAACACGCGATAACTAATTTATTTAATTTCATAATCACTCTATAAATTTTAAATCACTTTTGCCCTTGCGCCCGGATGTTTTGATCGGTTGGCCCTTAAGATCCACAAGAGCGGAGTCCAGGTGCAATCTCATTGCGGAGATCTCTGCTTTCGCTTTCTCCAGCTCCGCGTGTAGCAATATTACTTGAGGAGATGTCTTATTAGATATCTGCGCCTTGCAATACGATCTCGCAAAATCTCGTAACTCAAAACCGTTCGCAAGATTCCCGCACAATACATCTGATGCATCCGCTAACTGCTCGACAGTGTGGCACCCTAAATATTTTAGCTCGGTCGCAATACTCGGCCCAATAAACTGCGCCTCCTCAACCGGGTACCCCATCGGTGCGGTTTTCCCATCTCGGAACGCTTTGTATTGTTTAAAAAACATGCGCCGATGCCATGCGGTCGCATACTCATCAACTATATTGGGATCTCCCGGAGTAACAATATTAACCATCTCCTTTGTGACCTCTCTCACTCCCGTTTCGACGGGAGTAGAAGATCCGGTTTTCTCGTTTATGTTTGCCTTGGTTGTGTAAACCTCAGTAAACGTATGACTGTAAAACCGTACGAATTGCCTTTTGCTATTTCCGCGTAGCGGTTTCCCCGCCTCGTACGTCGACATATCAAAGTCGGACTCGAGTGTCGCGGAACCGAACGTGGGAATTGCTGAGAGTGGAGAGTTATTCATTCTTCTTGTTACCCCGGGATAAAATTATCTAACCCAACCAAGCCGTCGCCATGATGTGCACGCCGTTGCTGCTTGAGTAGTCACGGTCGCCGTGGTCTTGAGTCCAGCAAGTACAGTAGTAACTGCATCATCAAGCACGCCCGCCGTTGCTGTTGAGTACAACAATGCTCCGGCTGTTGTGTTTGCGGCCAGAACTTTAAACACGCTCGCATCAACGGGGTTAGTATTAAATGGACCAACTAGACCCCAAAAGTACTCACTCGCCGCAACCGTAAACTGCGGAATACAAGCGAAACCTCCAGCTGTGCCTAGCGCGTCTGCTGTTGTGGTTGTAGCCTCTTTTGCCGCTCCCGGACTGGTCCCGCTACATATTGCGTACGCCGCAATAGCTGCAGCTGTTGCCTGGCAATATTGCCAAGTTGCGCCACCCGATTCATAAGTATCGCCAATCGCAAAGACTGCGGTAGTGCCGTCGGAAGAAGTTAAATTAGGACTTGCGTGTATCATGATTTTTTTCCCGAAATAAAATTTATTAAGAGTCCCACATTACAAAACAGAGACCGGTGCCGTTCGACGTGAATTGCCCAATGCCTACAGTTATTGCAACATCTACAAGCTGATTAACCGACACCCTCTGCTGTACAGGCTGAAAGTTATAATTTTTGTACATGCGAAACGCTACGTTATCGAGTCGGATACCGTAACAACGATCTGACGCAATGCGAGCAAGTCCACTAAAGACTTTCCCGTTTGCATTAACCATCGTCATTCCCTCGATCACGATATTTTCAAAGTTTGCTTCCAACATATCTTTGTTTTGGGTGAACCTCTGCTTAGCGCTCATCGCGTCGCACGCCGAATTAAAAATGCCCTGTCCTGCTAGGCACAACTCTGGCCCGCCCTGTCGGAGTACGGTATTTTTTGAATATCGGAGTCTCGATTCGACGTTGCTCGAATCAGTAAGTCCAGTAAACAAAGTAGGTGCATCAATCGAGCTGTTGCGGATGGAGCTATATGATGCTCGTGAGAGTCCACCATAAGATCCCGAGGTCACGCTCGTCACAATGTAAGACTGGATACCGGCAAAATCCTTACCGCCCGATCCTGTGCCGTCGCCCTGTAGCTGACTCTCCACCTCATTGTAGAGACTATCGTCCGCAGTATCATTTCTCTGCGCGAGTAGATTCAGAAACTCAGCCTCGCCCTGATTCTGCGCGCGCTCTAGATCATTAATAACCACCGGCACAACAATAATCTTTGGAGCATACTGAAAGCCCGTGATTGTTTGGTTGTATCCGATTGTGATCTCTTCACTCGCATCAATGTTTTGAACATACGAGTTCTGAGCGTATCTGATATCTTCCCAAATTTCGCGGCCGCCGTTGATTACAGTTACGCGGCCCTTTTTTCTTAGCATGTGAAGAAGGGGGCTGTTGTCAGAGACCATGTCACTTGGTTTTTTTTCTCTGTGCTCGAATGTGGTTGCTTGAAGTTCGCTTAGTCCTGCCATAAAAATATACTCACGCTATAGGAGTGATTAGATCACTCTTGGTTTTTTAATTCGGCTGATGCGTGCATTAGCGCTTCTAAAGTTGTTTTGAATCGCTTAGTGCCGTTACCATCCGCTGATCGGCTGCTACTAGATGGGACACTAGATGCTGCTCGTGCTGATTTTTGTAGATGTGTTTGCGTGTTTTGAGACCTCGGTGCGAGAGAGTCGTCAACAGATCCGCCATAGAATTTATATGCTTCTGCATAGTAAGTTTCCAACGGCGCATTTGGAATGCGACTTTGTACGCTCGCGATAAACTGCCTGGATAGGTCAGAATTACCACCAACAAGGGAACCAATTTGAGATGATAGTCGCAGACCTGATTCAGTATTATTGATATCCGGGTATTTTGCGACACCTCCCGCATTCGTTGCGGAGGAAAATGCATCAAACGCGTTGACATAAACAGCGCCAACCTTTTGATTCTCTTCATCCGCTATTCTCTTTTCTAATGCGTCTATCCGAGATTGTAAAGGGGTTATCGTTTCCGCGATGTTTCGAGATTCTTTATTTTCTTCTTGCGTTAACTCCCGAGGTACGTCTAACCCTTTTGCGCGTAATATCTGCGCAAGCGCTTGCCTCGGATTATCATCAATCTCATTAATAACTTTTAGCGCCTTCAAGAGTTGTGAGTGTGTTGGCTCTTTATCTCCGCGTACTTTCAAAAACGGTTCAACCTGTTTAACTAGATCCCTCGACCATTGCAGTTCCGCTGACTCTCTTTTTATTTGCTCGAGCGTTCCCATGCGGGACTTGTGCAATCTTAAGTTCGCTTCTTGCGATTTCCGGGAACTCGCGCGGAAGTCATCCTTCTCTTCTCTCGAGTATTCCGCCGGTGCCTCTAATGCAGGGGCATCTTTCGTAATTACTTTTACCTCATTTCTCTCGGTAACTATGGCCCGTCGCGGCTCTCGCTTCGGAGCTTCTTCTTCTTTATCTTTCGCGGCTGCTATCGCCACCTCCAGAGCATCTCTAGTAGATAGCCCTTTTGGCTCCTCTACTTTTTCTAGATCTTCTGCTACCTCGGGCGGTTCTTTATTTTCTAACGTATTTTCTGAGTCGTTTTGATTTGTCATTTCGTTTTTTTCCAGCGATATTAAAAGCATCAACTCCGGTTGCCTTGGTTATTCTCTCGTTCTCCTGGTCACAGATAGCTTGAGTCTCTTCAGATATTTTAGCAGACCCGTTATCAATAGCCGCTATCGCCTTTTGTTGCGCCTCTTTTATATCTTGGAGTCTCTCGTAATCCCGCTGACGTTTTTGCGTTGGGCTAGGAGGGATTTTCTTATCTGTGGTGATCGTTCCCGTTTTTTGATCGAGTGCGTTTAGCTCACTCCTCGACTCGGTCCACTTGCACGCGCCCGGGTGATAGTAAGCGGTCTTTAGAGTGTCTTGTATTATAGCGGGAGCGCGGCCGTAACTAATCGGCCTAGCCGGAGGTTCTTGCGTCATGCATTTTGCCTCCGTATCGTACCAAAAACATCCACGAGATCCCTCACCGTATATTGGGGGCCAATCACTCTCATGCTCGTGCCCGCGCTGCAAGATCTTTGACTTAATTTTTTTGTCCATAATCCTTATATTATTGGCACCGTTATTGGCACCGTCTGCACCGGTTGGATGATGCTCGTTTGGGGAGCCGGATTAGGCGCGTTAATAATCGTAGGCCCCGCCACCGCCGGTGCTGGAGGGGATGGGATTACTACTACCTGCGGTCCTCTCTCCCTCGTGCCCCCGTTAGTTATATCGTTAGCCGCCAACGCCTCGAGCCGTTGATTGTCGGCAAGTTTGTTTTGTATTTCAACTCCGGCCTTTTGCTCCTCGAGCCTAAAATTTAGCACGGCCAATTGTCCCAACAACTGATCGCGCTGTGCTTTTAGATTGAGATCCAACTGCATAAATGCCGCGTCATTTTGCGCCTCAAAGTTGTCCACCTGTACTCTTGCCATCTCGGTCGCTGTTTTTTGCTGACTGGCCTCCGCTCGCATTGCAAACTCCTGTTGCCGCAATCCAAAATCCGCTTGCGCCTGGTTAAACGGTGCCGGTTGTTGACTCGATAGCTCTATCACCTGATCAATGGCTTGTGTAATCTCCTGTTGAAATAATTTTCCTTGCCGAAAACCTTGCACCAGGAATTTAAGAGCGTGCAGATCTACTCCTACTAGGGCCGGAGAGCTACTCGCAACAGCGGCCACTTTTTCAATCGCGCTAGTTAGGGTATTAACGAGTTCGATTCTCATTGCCTTGTCGTACTCTTCATTTAGAGCAATCGTAGAGTCCGTTTCTAGCTCAACTCGAAAACGTTTTGTGTCCTCTCTTAGTAGCGAGAGAGCCGCGCGGTATCTCTCTTGATGCTCCGGCTCCATTGTTTGCGGCATAATGTAATCGTCAAGGCTCTCATCTTTAAAATTTTTGAGCGCCATCTCGCACATTAATTGATAACACCCGCGCACGAACTCTTGCATTTTGCGCTGAGGTTCCGCCAATTGGTTTAGCGCGTATTTCTCGGTCATTTGCCTCTCGCCAAACGTGCGCTGAGTTGGATCGCTAATGAGGCCCTGCAGCAGATCGCTTGTCCCGGTTAATCGGTATAATGTGTTGAGCCTCTGATCTAGTGCGGCGTACGCTTGTGAGAGCGCGGTAATCATCTCTTGCACTGGTACGTATTGCACCACACCGTTAATAGATCCACCTGCACCGGATAGACTTTGGGCGAGATTAGTCACACCAAACGCATCGCCTACTGCGGCCTCGCCTAACGCCTCTTGCAATCCCTCAACCGAGTTGTCAAATAATAGTCTTGGGCGGATTGCTCGCGTCAGCGCCATCATGCCCGTAAATATCCCGTGGATATCCTCTAGTATTTCGTACAACTGGAAATATTCGGGAATCGGCAGGAACTCGTCCGTTGCCTGGTTCATGACCATCGGATCCGGCATGGGGAATACTCCCTCCAAGTTGTAGATCCCGTTACAATCCTCTCCGCTCCCTGCCTCTAGGTACTCACTATCTGAGGGATACGTTGCCGCGAGTGGTGTTATTAACTCACTACCTCCCTCTATTAGGTAAGCGGTTTCTTTTAAATATTTATCCCAATACTCAAACACCGCGATGCTCTGATTTTTCGGGCTTGCCGCATCGCTCCCTGTCGTATCATCCGCACCTCTGGTTAGTAGTGCGGGAGCGCCAAAAATATCTTTGAACTCGCGCTCGGAGTAGTACTTCTTAAACGCTACGCGCTTGCATCGTTGCCAACGCCTAACGTCTGGATCGACATAAAAATCTCGATAAAAAACCGGCTCTAATATAATGCGCTCATTGGTAACGTCGATGGTCTCGGAGTGCTCAACAAAATAACCGGTATCATCTTGCCCCATGTCGCCCTTAACGACCTCTTCTCCCGCGCCGTTAAGAAAAACGACACCGCTCTCGGTCTCTCTCGGCGTAACGTACTCTTTTACTTGAGCCTTAACCTCCTCTCTCTCGTAATATGCACGCACCTGCCCGACGTTAGTGACCAAGAAGTCATCCCGCGCGCTAGATAATACGTCAAAAAAATCAAAGTTTCGCGGCAGATTTTGGGAGAGCCTCTCTAAAATTATCGCCGCCGTGGCTCCAATATTATCATTGCCATCTTGTGTAGTATCTCGCCCGATAGGTATACCAACGCGGCTGAGCAATAGAGGTTGTCGTATCTTAAAAATGGAATACCACGCTGGATATTTAGCGCGTCTACGAGTCCCATTAGGAGATACGGACCAGAGCTGATTGTTTTTATTTCGGCGCTTGATCTCTTGCCAACTCATATCCGCAATTTTGAGCCAAGACTCTCGCGCCTTAGTCGCGTCCTCAATAAAGCATTGAACCTCTTCTAGTGTAATTTTGCTCATTGCA